GAATTTTTCACGAATAACGAACACGAAATTCTCATTACACAAACACAGTACCAGCCCATGAGTAAAGATGATACCTCGGTTGACCTTTCGTACTTTAACCACCCAGTCAAGGCCGTTCACATCGCCGCGAGTAATGACGGTGATTCTGCAACTACACCAGAAACAAAATATACGTTCCAGAGTGCAACTTTGTACATTAACGGTACAACACTTTCCGAAAACATGTCGAACGTATACCACCAAAAAGTTGTTCCAACGAGACACTGTTCCATACTCCCAGATGTACTCGACATGGAACCAGTCAAAACATGGCCATTCTGTCTTACGATGAATAAATCACAACCAACAGGTTCACTCAACTTTTCGCGTATTGATTCCGCAAAAATAACCATAGACGGACCAAATTCAGATGCTTCAGGCTTGGAAAAAGGTGTTAAGGTTATTCGCGCATACGGTGTCAACTATAACATTCTCAGGATTAAGAATGGTATGGGTGGTGTCGCATTCGGTAACTAATAATCAATTATAACGCCCCCGTAGACCCAAAACCTCGGTTCGCGCGCATAGTTTTTTGTAACTCATTTACTTCCTGTATAAGAGGTGTCGAACACTTCTCTAAAATCAACTGAGCAATTCTTTCCCCTTGTTTAATTTCGAACGGAACTGATCCGAGATTAAATAAGCAGACCTTAAGTTCACCCGTATAATCAGGGTCAATCACACCCGCCCCGACATGAATTCCGTATTTTACCGTTAACCCTGATCTCGGTGCTATGCGTCCATAACACCCGAGTGGTATTGTTGCACACACACCCGTACTCACAATGTCTCTAGAATTTGGTTGAATAATCAAATCGTTTAAACTGTATAAATCGTATCCAACTGATCCTGGAGACGCGCGCGTCGGTAAAGTTGCATCTAGTGTTAGTCGTTTAATTTGAAGTGTTTCTGGCATTCTATTTTATCTATATACTCAAACTTTCTTTAATTTATTTAATTTTATTAGAGCGATCAATAAAATTATGAAAAGTATAACCATTTGAACAAAAAACATATCGCCATTTGTTATATTATACCCAATAATAGGAATACGAATAATACCATAGTCTTTAGTGTGACATATCGTTTTTTCACCTCTGTTATAAACATATTTTGATAAATCTTCTAACATTTTAGGACAGTACCTTTTATACCTATTCGTACTTATTTCTCCACCCATTATGTTATCTTCATCCGTCCAAAATGAATTTTTATAATCAATCTTTTTATCTAAATTTTTAATACCATTCGTCTCCATATCAATGTGTGTTGAATGCTTATGGTTTATTATTTTCTGTGCACCTTCGCGTGTAATAAAATATGCAGCAGTTGATCCCGAATACTTATTATTTTTATCTTTTGTTTTAGGACAAACACCATCACAGTGTAAACTTAAATAATCCCAATCTATAATATTATCAAGTTTCTTTTCCAAGTGAACAACGTTAGCAAATAAAGGAAACGCGTCATCTTCCATTATTAAAGCAACGTCGTATGGATCATTTTCTAAAAAGTGTTTAAGCGCCTGTATATGACTATACGTACACCCAATAGCAGATCTAGATGCAAAACTATCCATTCCGAAAATAAAATCAAAATGTTTTTTTATTTCACTTTTGTCGATGTTTTCAAATTTATATCCACTTATACGCGTAGGATAAATACCAACCTCGTTAAGTTTCTTTTCCTGAACTTCGTACCGTTTCTTTTGCGAATCTAAATTTATTACATACGTATTAAAAGTCATATATGTTAGTATATCCTGAGAATATATTTAAAAGTATAAGTTCAATACTAATTAATAATGAGTTTGAAAATCATAATGGGGAACATGTTTTCGGGTAAAACGTCTGAACTCGTTCGACGTTTAAAAAGGTATGAAGTTATAGGAAAAAGTATACTCGTCATAAACTCGAGTAAAGATACACGGTGTTTAGAACACGTTCTACGAACGCATGATAACATGAAATTTGATTGTGTAAAAACAAATAATCTCGATGAACTGAATTACGATAAAGTAGACGTTATAGCCATCGACGAAGCACAATTTTTTGTAGGTCTGAGACAATTTGTAAAAAAAGCACTCGGTCACGATAAAACAGTTTTATTAACAGGTCTCGACGGTGATTATAAACAGGAAAAAATAGGTGAAATTTTAGATTGTGTACCACTCGCTGATAAAGTTTTCAAATTAACTGCTATGTGCATGGAATGTATGGATGGGACACATGGTCCTTTTACGAAACGTATCGTTAATAGCGATAAAGTTGAACTTGTGGGCGGTAAAGAAATGTACATGGCCGTTTGTCGAAAGCATCTTTAAAATCTATTTATATCTAGTATTAAAACTACACGTTTTCCCTTATCAATCTTATTTACGCTATGGTATCGTGAATGATCAAACAAAATATAATCACCAGGCTCGTGTTTGTGAATATCAATATCTGTAGTGATATTACTTGTTCCTTCTATTGTTAAATGGTACCGTAACTGTAAATTACTCTCGGCGCGATGTGGTGGTATTGACATTGGTCCTTCCATAACCGCGATTGTAGCATGTTCAATACATGGTACAGTTTTTAAGAATGTGTTTAATTCAGGAAAATCCTGTATTTTGTAGTAATAATAATTTTCATTATATTTAAACCATGGATCAAGATCGTGAAAATAGTATTTTTGTATAAACTTGTGTATTTTATCATATTCGTTTTTTATATTAATAAAATGATTTTGTACTGTACATAAACTCCTAAACTCGTAAACAGAATAATGTGGTTTGTAAAAAAATAGATCGATGAGTGAATTACGTATACCAACAAGGGGACGTAAAGGAGTTTGAAAATATAGTCTATCTATAGGTGTTTTGATATAATCGTTTAATATCAATAGTATTGGTATCATAAAAACCCACATTTTTTTGTGTGTGTATAATAAATGCCAGGATATCCTAAACTCGAAAAATACGCACCAGAACAAACAGAAAGTGTTGATACGTTAGAAAAACGTTTTGTTGGTTTGTCCGATGTTCAATTCTTTTTGTTTACCATGCCAACTATAGTAACTTTAACATTAGCATTGCTCGTATTATTCGATAAACGTGCAAGACAAAGCCCAATAGCGTATATATCCCTATTCTTATCGGGTACACATTTATACCATCATTATACACTCACAAGATTACAAAACAAGATAAAGCAATAAATAATAAATAATATATAATTAAAAATGTTTATGATCGAAGAACCTTACGGATTATCCGAATTTCAGTGTTGGTTAATATCACTCGTCCTCGGAATTGTTTTAATAAAAAGAAAAAGTCGTGGCGAAAATTATATTTGTGAATTATAAATGAACGCGTTACAGACAAAAGCACCTTTCATGAGTGCTGTATTCGCAAATCTTATTTTCCAGGGTCTCGTCACGTACCAGTCAGCAAAAACCGTCATAGATAGTCCATCGTATAGTGATTACATGGCTAGAAACACACTGTTTAATTTACTCCTTTTATTAGGTTTATTTTTAGTACTTGTATTTGCTAAATTAAGTTTACCGTTTAAGTTTGGTCTATTCACTATGATATCAATTCTTATGGGTGCTTACCTTTCGCCACAAGCTAACATAAAAGAGGCATTATTAGAAGTTGTTACTATATTTATAGGCATGTTTATACTAGGTCTTCTTAGTGTACAGTTTGGATTTGATCTAAGACCACTCGGTATACTTTTATTCTTTGGTCTCTTAGCGCTCATACTCGCGCGTCTCTTTAGCCCCGGTGAAAAGAAATACGCAAAGATAGGGTCGTTACTATTTGCCTTATTCGTCGTTTTTGATACGAACAATATCTTAAAGAAAAATTATGGAGGTGATTTCATAGATGCATCGCTCGATTATTTCTTAGACATACTCAATTTACTCCAATATAGAATGGACGATTAACCTATTTTTCTGCTAGAATTTTCCTTTAGTATAAAAATAATAATAAATAATTTTATAAATGTATAATAAATGACCCGAGTTCGTTTAAAAAAAAGTCCAAGGTTTGATAAAAAGTTCAGAGTAACTTTTGAGAACGGTAAGATTGTTGATTTTGGTGCGAGAGGATATTCAGATTATACGATACATAAAAATCCTATACGAATGCGTTCTTATGTAACGAGACATGGTGGGTACGTTCCACATATGGTACAAAAACAAAATGACCCTAAACTCGTTCATGTAAATATGCTCGATGTTACTAAAAGTGATAAAGAAAACTGGAGTAAAACAGGTTTTTATACCGCTGGGTTTTGGTCGAGATGGCTTCTTTGGAGCCAACCCGATATGGTAAGTGCAAAAAAAATAATATCTAAGAAATTTGGTTTAGTTTTTCTTTAATACCACGTTTTTTAAGATTTGCTTTTAAAGCGGTCATTAAATTCGTACGAGGATCTCGTTTTATAACTCGGGTTGGAACTGGTGGTGGTGGTGGTGGAACTGGTAAACGTCGAACTGGTGTTACAGTTTTATTCTTTGGTTTTGGTACTTCACCCATGTTTTTAAATAGGGATCTACACGTACGTAAAAGTTTTTTTGTCTGTCTAACCTGTATTTCCAAAGCCGGCGCCTGTCGTCTTTGAATTTTCATATCGAGTTCTTTTTCAGTTAAGGGTACGCGTTTACCCTTAATCTTTTTTGTTACACGGATACCAAGTCGCTTTGCTTCGACTTTTAACGAATCGATCTTCATTTATATTAGCCAATAAAATTATATTGACGTACTATAAAGATGGATCGTTTACAGAAAATTTTATTTTTATGTTTTTTATGTATAATAGTATCTATGATAAAACACTATAAATGTGAATGTCTCGTATTACAAAATATAACATTTGGGGGAAAACCTATAGAAAAATGCTCAAAAGCGTGTAAAACTAAGGGAATGGTTATGGATGGAATTTCATGTATGATTTCTTTATCGTGTTGTTTTATAATTTTATTTTCTAAATATTAGTATTTAAAAAAAATTATCCGTTCTATACATTTTAGCCTGGAATGAACCCGTTTGTCCTAATACCGAAACGGATTCATTACCATAGAATTCTTGACACCCAATATCTTCCATACAATCACGCGCGTTGTGTGTTATAGGAAGCGGGTATTTCTGATCACCTGGTGTGACTGTATAATAATGATATCTGTCGCGTCTTCCACGAACCTCTTTACCGTATAAAGGTAAAGTTTCTTCGTCCGTTCCTGTAAGTATTCCCATTTGTTGAACGTGTCCGGGTTTATATTGTTTGATCGGCGGATCTCTATATTCCGTCTCAACTGGAACACGTATTGGTACTTGGACGGGTACTTGAACTTTTATAGGAACTTGTTCACGTTTCTTAATAATTATGGGATTGTAAAATTGGTACACAATAGTTGTCATGAGTAAAATTACAGTAGCGATTAAGATTTTTGTTTTATTCTTATTAGTAATCTTCATTTATATCTACGTATATTTTTTATTTGATTTAAACAATGGAGAAAAATCGATTCGTTTTAATCTAAACTGTACAAGTAACCATAAAAAGAATAAAAGACTTTTTAGTAAATTATTGGCAGATGTATCGTCCATTTTGTATATAGGTCCGACAACGCGTCCAAAAAAAGTTTCTTCTTTTTTATTCCCTGTAACAGCCATTTCAAATTGTGTTAAAGCACATGAATCATCGTTCACAGACCAGTGAAAAAATATAAAAGGTACCAAAAGTGAATAAAATTCTAAGTTTTGTTTATTTTTCATAAATGGAACTACTAACATTGTTATGAAGAAAAGTAAATGAATAAAAAATATAATGTTCATATCTATTAGTATGAGTGAAGAAAAGAAACTGCCTAAAATATGGCATCCACAACAAGAAAAAATACTTAAGGCTTGGGGTGAAGCCGCTGCTTGTTATAGATACATGCATTATCAGGCGTACTGTTCTTATAAAAACCTAAGTATGAAATTTACAATACCATTGATTATTGTAAGTACTATTACAGGTACTGCTAACTTTGCACAAGAAACTTTTCCGCCCACAGTACAACCGTTTGTACCATCGGCCATTGGTGGACTTAATCTTATTACGGCAATCGCAACGACTATAATGCAATTTCTTAAAATTAATGAATTGATGGAAGGTCATCGCGTTGCTTCTGTACAATACGGTAAAGTTTCGAGAACAATTCGTCTTGAACTCACATTACCACTTTCGGAAAGAACGCAAAATGGTACAAATATGATAGAAAATATGCGTGCCGAGTATGATCGTTTAATAGAACAATCACCAAATGTACCCAAAAAAATGATAGACTCATTTGAGCGTGAGTTTCCAGATGATAACGCATTCTTCAAACCAGAGATTATGCATATACAACCTATCATACCATTCAAAGCTATAGCTGAAAATACAATTATTACTAAATTGAAAGATGCTGTAGGAGGTGCTGCAAAAAGAGAACTTAAAAAAGAACTCGAAGATATACGTGGTAATATTCAAACGGCTAAGAAAACAATAAAATCCGATATAGAAGGTAAACAACAACGTATAAATGAAATATCGGATTTAAAAGAAAAAGGAATAGTTAGTTTGAAAGGTGATCTCATGAAAGAAATACGGCGAAGAACTGAACTCATGGAAGTTGTGACTGAAATACCTAAAGAAGAAACTGATACTACAGAATCTTCGAAAGACGATTCGAAAGATAAACAATCATAATAAACATGGTTAAGTTAAAGAAACCAATACAATATATATAAGGAATAATTTTCTTTTTTAAAGGGATTATTACACGATCCTGAAGAACGTTATTATCTAAAATAATATCTAAAGCCTGATTAGCGAGATCGTCTCCTTCATCTGACATGGATTCATTTGTTATAATAAAAAAAGAAAAAAAGAAAAATCTATTATCGCTCCATGAACATGAAATTAAAAAACTTAAACAATATTTAAACGAAGATAAAAACGTGTTTTTATGTGGAAAATCCGGGTTTGGTAAAACTTTTATATTAAACGAAGTTTTAAATGAATCGAATAGTATAGAAATATGGGATGAGACTCTGAGAAAAAAAGATATATTTATGGATACGATAAAAAAATCAAATATGTATAGTTATATAGAAGATTACGAAAGTGATATACACGTTTATAAATCGATTATCGAGGGCATATGTAACGGTAATAAACTAACAAATAAACCTATAGTTGTAACATCAAAAAATGTTTATTTTATCGACAATTTCGTTACAATTATTATACCTAAAAAAAGTGAAGAAGAAATAATGTCCCTTAAACCATCACACCCTAATTGTAAACAAGCCGCTACAATGTGTCAAGGAAATATAAATAATTTTTTTTATTATTTAGATTTTCCATGTGAAAAGGATATTTTTAAAACACCGAAAGACATTATCAATGATGTTTTATCTAGTGATGAAACTATAAATATAACAGATTCCTTACATGAACATGGTCACGTTTGGTCGGCTATTCAAGAAAATTATATAGATGCGATAGACGATAACGCCGATAAAATATCACAAGTATTATCAAATGCAGATTTTTACGACGTACATATGTATAAAGGTGAATGGGAAACCATGCCTTTTTTTGCATTAAACGCGATAAAAATACCTAAAATATATTTTACTAAAAAGTTATATCCGGAAAATATACGACCTGGGAAGTTTTGGACAAAGTTTGGTAATCAAAAAATGAGACAACAGAAAATTAGAAATATACAAGTACAGTCTTCTTCTAATTTTAAACACCAAGAGTTTATGTTATTTAGAATGTATGCACAAATGGGGGACGTTTCTAAATTTAAAGAGTATAATTTAACACCCCAAGATTTTGATGTAATGAATCATTTAGCGATACAAAATAAACTTAAACAACGTGAAGTTACAAAAATAAAAAAGTTGATTAAAGAAGAAATAACAAAATGAAAGTAAAAGAATGTCTACAATCACTAACACGGATGAGGATGATTTTAAAATCACACGTGTTATTGGTAATGAAATATTATACTACGGTGAAATCACGAACGAGGATATTCTCGAATTTATAGAAGAGTTTAAGAAACTCGAAATTAAACTTCTTAAACAAAAAGCGGAACTTATGGGGTACGAACCCGTTATTCGGATACATATATGTAGTGGAGGCGGTGACTTATTCGCGGGTCTGAGTGCAATGAATATACTCGAAAAATCACGCGTTAAGGTTATCACGATTGCACAAGGTGAGTGCTGTTCAGCGGCAACGTTCCTTCTTTTAGGTGGACACGAACGTCTCATCGGTAAAAACGCACACGTTCTCATCCACCAAATATCCACGACCGGGTTTTGGGGAAAATACGAGGAAGTTAAGGATGAAATGAAAATGTGTGATAAACTCATGAACATGGTTAAGAAAACCTATACGGAAAAAACCAACATTCCTGATAAACAACTTAAGAAACTTATGAAACGTGACGTTTACCTCGACCCTAACGAGTGTATCAAATACGACGTCGTTCGCGATCTTGACTAATATCGACGTGGCGTTTATAAAGACCAATTATGGTCGCAATTATTAGAAACAAACAAATCGTATTTGCGTTTAATGGTATAACTGTATTTTCTGGAGGTTTGAGTCGTTCCATTCTGCTATAGTCGACGACGGGTATTTTATCCGCCATACTCTACTATAACTGAATAAAAATTTAAATCACATAAAACACAGTTAGAGATTTTTTTATAGTATTATTTAAATGAAAAGAGTTGCTATTGATATCGACGAAGTTCTCGTCTCGTTCGTTAAACCTATGGCAAAGTTCCGCGGATACAAAATGCCGACCACCCAAAAGTACCCGTACGTGTATAGAGATATGTTTAACATTACCGAACCCCAATCGCGTAACATGGTCCATGATTTTTACGAATCCGAGGCGTTCGCGAAACTCAAACCGATCCCAGGTGTGTGTAAACAAATGGGGTATTTACGCAAACACGCCGATACTATGTATATCGTCACGGGTCGCCAAAGTTACGCGCGTGATCAGACCGAAAAATGGCTCGAATACTGGTTTCCAAATACATTCGATGATCTTATCATGACCAATAGTTATACGGATCACGAAATTGAGAAACATGAAATTTGTCGAAGTCTTGCCCTCGACTCGATCATTGATGATAGTTTCGATGTGTGTACCAAGTGTAATCGTATCGGTATCGACGCGTATAACATTGTAGGGTACGGTAAAATGCGGTACCCGTGGGCTATACAATCGAATATGCAGAGAGTTTGGGATTAATATCCAAAATACTTAATTTCGCCTATGTTTACAGTGGTTGCCGTACCTGGCGCGAGCTTCGTCATAACTATTCTGAAATATGTATAACTCGTAGATGTTGTGACTGTAATATCAGTGTAGTTTCCAAGTGTGTACGTTTTACCGGTAAATGTACCTATATTTGACCATGTCGAACCATTGTTACTTCCTAAAATTCTACCTTCAGCGGGAACCCTTTCTGTACCATCGGGTGAGAGTGTCCGTGGTGCAATTTGTATTTTAGTTATAGTTATAGCTGTTGGAACCTGTAATTGTATCCATTCACCAAAAACTGTTGGAAGTCCATCGTATGTCGTCGAAAAACTACCAGTAAAATTACGGGTAGATGAAGAATATTCATTCCCATTACCGTGCCAACCTTCATTACCTATTGTTTTATTATGCACTTTCCAAATTTGAAAAGCACTGGCGTGATTAGTCGAACTTGCAGACGTTGTATATCCACCCGAACTATTTCCAGTCATCGCACTTGGTGGATATTCTGATGATGTTGGTGCAACATTCGTAAAAATTACAATACCCGAACCACCGTCACCACCACCCGATGATCCATTACCTGCGTTACCACCACCGCCACCACCCGTGTGCATTGTCGCATTCGCGGGAGATGTATCTGGTCCATCGCCACCGTCACCACCTCCACCTTGACCACCTGAACCAGGGACTTCACTCGCACCAGAATTCTCGTTACCACCACCACCACCACCGGCAAACCAACCTGATACACCATACACTGTTCCAAAAATAGAAGTATAATCTAAACCTACACCACCTGCACCCGCAATAGAGCTACCACTTGTACTATTACCACCAACACCACCGGCGCCACCACCACCGGCTGCTCTGCGAGTACCACTGTTTGTCAAACCACCATCATACCCTTGGCGTGGAGGTCCAGCTGTACCAGTACCAGCAACGTTGTTAGACGAATAATTCGTCGTACCACTAGCCCAAGCACCAACACCACCACCCGAACCACCGTTAGTTGGATTACTGGAAGTTGCAGGGTTACCACCACCACCACCACCACCGTTAGCCGTAGTTAGTCCCGTAAAAGTTGTGTTAGTACCATTCGTACCACGTGTATTATTACTACTAGCACCACCACCACCATTACCAACAACAATCGTTTTTTGTGTCGCCGATATATTCTGACCCGAATAGTACACAAGACCACCGGCACCACCACCACCACCAGCTCCACCACCACCAGACATACCACCACCACCACCACCGGCCACCATTAGAAGGTTACCTGTTAAGGCTGTGCTTGGTGTCCATGTATACGTCGTATTCGTACTTGTTGATGAAGGTGACCCTAACGTACCCCAAGTATACGTTCCACCTGCTGAGTTTGAATACACTTTTCCAGCAGTTGTTGCAGCTGATATCGACGAATACGCACCCGCATAATCACTCGCAGTAAACGTACCGTGGTGAAACGCAACAGTTATAGTTGTGACTGTGGTTGTTGGTGGACTTTTTATAATAACTATACCCGAATCGGCTAGTTCTGAAGAACCATAGGAACCACCACCCGTACCTAGTAATCCGTTACCTTTACCGTTTGTAACACTCCCTGCAGGTTGACCCGAATAACTCCCACCACCGAAATATGCTTGACTGCTTACCTGTTCACCATACACGGTACCGTCTAACCACGAAACGTTCGAACCGTCACCACCATTCCTACCTGAACCAGAAGCTGCATCACCACCACCGCCACCAACATATTGTCCACTATTACTACCAGGTCCATTTCCAGAACCGGACGTACCACCGCTACCAACATTACCATCACCACCACCGTTTGCACTTGTACCAAATGCCGACGAATTCGTACCAGACGCATTTGTTCCGCCATTACCAACAATTATCGTATACGTACCCGCCGATATGGTTTGGTTCGTTAAATTCTTAACTTCACCACCACCACCACCAGAAGGCCAATATAGATTGTATTGACCGTCCCCGCCGCCACCACCACCACCGACGATCAAAACGTCTGCGTTTATGGTACTTGTAGGGGTCCATGAATACCCAGTTTGTCCCGATGTACTCGTATCTACGGAATTTAGTGTTCCCCACGTATACGTCGCCGATGTAGTATCGGAATAGACGTGTCCCGCAGTTGCTGCAGCTGAAACCGTTGAATACGCACTCGAATAATCAGTCGAGGTAAACGTACCGTGATGAAACGCAATAGTTATAGTTGGAACTGTAAGAGTTACAGTCGGTGATATTATCCAATGTACTACATTGTTATTGTTATTATCATATGACCCATCGTAGAATAAATAATAGGATTGGGGACTTTGTTGTGGTATCAATATAGCTGATCCGTTCGCCGTTTGTACGTTGTAACGATTAAATCGACCCCCATTAATATTAGAAGCACTAGAAACATTCAAAGTCGATCCCGTGTAATATTTAAATCCTTCGTAATCAGATTCAAAATCCCATGTCGTACCCCCAAGTGTTATATCATCCCACCCAGTATCCGGTACATGTTCTCCGGTTGTTAATTTCCATACCAATCTATAATCACCGCCCGAAGGGGGTGTAAACGTACCCGTATAAGTGTTCCATGTATTATCGTTAGCTGGTCCCCAAGTTTTAAACGGTGTAGCACTTGTTACAGCACCCGTTGTTTCATTATATACATAAGTTTCAACTTGATTACTATCATTCGACACGGTCAACGTAGCACCTCCGGGGCAGTATTTAAAAGAAACGGTCGAACCACCTGGCTCCTCGTACCCCGCCGAGTAATTTGCCCCAATTTCTTGCGCAGATAAACATTTTGTATACATGCGTGCAACAGCAATCTCACCTCTCATTGGATCACCATTCGTCCCGTTACTATACGAATTACCTATACTAAATTCATCCGTACCTCTATTATACGAACCTCCATTTGCATCAGCTTCCTTTACACCATTTATATAAATCTTCTTATTATGCGAATTAGTTCGGTCATACACATAAACCATATGGTACCATGTACCAACTACAAACGTATAGGTAGCATCTACATCAGAAGCATAGAACCCAAATCTAGTTGCAAGTGACGGAGTGGGAAAGATAGTACAGTGTAAACCACTCTGAGTACTTTGTATACCGTGTCCAAACATAGCTTTAGTACCCGACGTCACATTGGAAAATTTTGCCCAACACTCTAACGTCCAATCTTGTTGTAAGTCAACATTACCTATATTTATTCTTTCACCACTACTTTGATTGAATACAAAAGATTTAGGTGACGTTGAATTATACGTTATATTTGTACCTTGTATTACACCCGGATTATTTGACGTATTGACTTGGTTCAACCAGTTTCCACTTCCCGAGTAGTTCCATGCTTGATAATTAAAAAAGAGTGAATCAGTTGTTATAGCACCACCACCACCACCACCACCACCACCACCACCACCACCGGCGCCTCCTGCAAAATACCTCACTTCACTAAGAACTACTGCAGTTTGACCAGTACCACCTCTTTTTTTTACAACTAAGGCTAAATATGTATAAGCACTCGCCCCCGTTATAGAAACTGTATGTCCATTACCACCGTTATACGTAGCGTGTACAGTAGATGACAATAGACTTGTCCAACTGGTATTATTAGTACTTCCCAATATTTCCCACGAATCTGGTGCTTGATTATCATATGTCGTTCTTCCCGTAATGTTAACTGATGTTGGTGCAATTCCAGTCGAAAGTTGGAGTTTTATCCATTCACCGGATACAC